GATATCTCAATCGAGATGAACGACATCAAAGCCTATGCTGATGACGGAATAGCCGAAAGCGACAAGTCGTTTAAAAGCGGAACCATCACGCTTGGAGTTGATAATGTCACCGATGATGTGCAGAATCTATTGCTCGGTCACGCCGTGGCAGGTTCTGAAATCACCGCAAGTGGCGCTGATGTAGTGCCTTATGTCGGTATCGGATTTTATGGCGCCAAGAAAGTATCAGATGTCACATACTACAGAGCCATATGGCTTCCAAAAGTCCAGTTCTCCGAGCCAGCCGATGCCAATGCGACAAAGGGCGAATCCCTTGCATTCGGCAATCACGTATTGGTCGGAACAATCATGCTCGATGCATCAAACAACTGGAAACAGGAAAAGACTTTCGCACTCGAAGCAGATGCAATCGCATATCTGAACACAAAGGCAGGAATTCCTGTAAGCGCATCCGGTGGATTAACCGCATTGTCCTTAACCGGCACAGGCGGAACACTTGCACCATCATTCCTGGCAGGAAAGCTTGTATATTCATTCGGTGGAGTATCTGCTTCCTCTGTCACAGTCACACCAACCGCTGCAAATCATACCATCAAATTATATGTCGATGGTGTGTACTCTCAGGATATCGTATCCGGCGCGGCATCAGCCTCCATATCTGTCACAATCAATGTCATGAAAGTATTGACACTCGTTGCACAGGAAGTCGGCAAGGCATCTCAGACAACCACAATCAACGTGCTCAAGACATCTTAGTATTACTAAATAATCATAATCGAACAAAGCCGGATGAAATATTCCGGCTTATTTTTTTAAGGAGAAGAGACTATGTTAGACGACAAGAAAAAATTGACAGTGAACGGCATTGACTATCCGGTTGAGTTTTCACTCAATGTCATGGATAAAATCCAAGAGAAATACGGCTCGCTTGATAAATGGAGCGACACGATAAACCCTGAAGACAAGACAAAAGAACCCTCGATAAAAGACATTATTTGGATGTTTACGGAACTGATCAACGAGGGAATTGAAATTGAAAACGAAGAAAACAAAGCCAACCGCGAATTACTCACAAACAAACAGGTCGGCAGAATAATAACAAAACTCGGAATCGGAGAAAGCACATCAACCATCATGGGGATTGTAACAAGCAGCACCCAGGGTGATGAAAAAAACTCGACGACCACGCCGAATCAGACGGAGTAACAGTAATTGATTTTGCGTGGGTGTTGATGATGGGCATAAAAATGGGATTTACCGAGAGGCAAATCGGACACATGACAATGAGAAAATACTCCAAGCTGCTAAAGGCATACAAGGATATATTCGACATTGAAATGACACTTACCACAAACAAAATAAAATACTCTGAAATTGGTGCATCAACATCAATCGATGAGGCTATTCCATTCTAGGAGGTGAACCAATGGGCAGACAGACTATAGGCGCAGGGATAAAGCTTGACGGCGAGACAGAATTTAAAAAAGCTATAAGCGGAATCAATTCCGACATGCGTGTTCTTGGCTCCGAGATGAAAAAGGTTACATCTGAATTTATCGATAACAAAGACAGTCTGGAAGCATTGACCGCAAAAGACAAGGTTTTAAATGACCAACTAGACAAGCAAAAAGAGAAAATCGATGCGGTTAAAAAGGCTCTTGAAAATTCCAAAACCCAGTACGGTGAAAACGATGAGAAGACAAAGCGCTGGCAGATAACCCTGAACGATGCAGAGTCTCAGTTGAATAAACTGAACACCGAAATCAAGCAGAATAAAACCGCAATGGAAAATGTCGGTACTGAAACCGCACAGACCACAGACAAGGTGGAGAAATTCACCAGGGAAACAAACCAGGCAGCTGACAAGACCGATAAATTCGGCGACAAACTTAAAAGCGCATCGTCGCATCTTGGCTCGGGATTCGCCGCAAGTCTTAAAGTCGGCATGGTCGGAGTCGCCGCTCTTGGCGCCGCACTGGTAGCAACCGCCGCAGGACTCGGAAAAGTAGTAACCGCATCACTTGAAAACGCGGATGCAGTCCAAAAGACCGCAGACATCTACGGAATGAGCGCCGAAAGAGTCCAGGAACTAACCTATGTCGGAACAAAACTCGATGTCGAACTGGAAACCATGACAAAGGCTCAGACTAAAGTGACCAAATCGATGTATGAGGCTTCGCAGGGTTCCAAGGGTGCAACAGCTGCATTCAAGGCTCTCGGTGTTTCTGTCGTGGACAGCAAGGGGAATCTGAGAGATTCACAGACTGTCATGGCAGAGTCAATAACCAAGCTCGGCGCAATGAAAAACGAAACAGAGCGTGATGCTCTCGCAATGAAGATATTCGGCAAGTCAGCAATGGAACTCAATCCACTGATTAAAGCAGGCGGAGCGGAGTTTGCAAAGCTGGCCGAGGAAGCAAGGAAGACAGGTGCAGTTCTATCCAATGAAGCAATCAAAGGACTCGATGATTTCGGAGATTCTCTTGCAGGATTAAAGCAGAGTTTAAAGGGGATCGGCGGAACTTTTGCCGCATCCTTACTACCCGCAATGGACGGTGCATTGAAATTCTCACAAGGATTAATCCCTATTTTACAGGAATCCTTGAAAACTGGAGACTTCACCGCACTCGGCAAGGAATTAGGGAACGGACTGACAAAAGCAATGTCAAGCATTGCAATCGGAATAGATAAATTAATGCCTGTTGTTATAAATTTATTGACATCATTGACAGAGGGAATTGTCAAGGCAATCCCTGTTATATTACCTGCATTGATTGACGGTGTTCTCGCATTGCTAGACGCGTTTATATTGATTGTCAAGGATAATGGACCATTGCTTATTAAGGCAGGCATGGATGCCATCCTGTCGCTTGTAAACGGCATGCTCGAAATGCTCCCCGACATTGTAAAACTCGGGCTTGACATGATAGTCCAACTCGCACTTGGAATAGCGGATGCACTTCCCGAACTGATACCGACAATTGTATCGACAGTTTTGACCATAGTTGACACGTTGATTGCAAACATAGATAAGTTGATTGATGCATCAATAGCGATAATGATGGCACTGGCTGACGGAATAATCGCCGCACTTCCATTGTTACTCGATAAACTGCCCGAGATCATCGACAAACTGGTCGTCGCACTGGTGGACAATCTACCAAAGCTGATTGAAATGGGCATAAAGTTCCAAATCGCACTAGCCAAGGCACTTATCAAGGCTATTCCTCAGCTCCTTAAGGCGATTCCAGAGATAATCGGATCGCTTGTAACAGGATTCGGAAACATGGGCGAAAAGATGCTTGATGTCGGCAAAAACCTTGTATCGGGCATATGGGACGGAATCCTAAGGGCAAAGGACTGGCTCCTGGAAAAAATCAAGGGATTCGGCGGCGATGTAATGACAGGAATCAAGGACTTTTTCGGCATAAAATCACCGTCAGCCCTGATGCGTGACCAGGTCGGTAAAAATCTTGCACTTGGACTCGGTGAGGGCTTTTCTGCAGAGATGAAAGGCGTGTCGGATTCGATGAACAAGAAGATTCCGAAGTCGTTTGAGATGGATATGGTTGTTAATTCTCGGAATAATGCCATGTTCAGTCAGTCTTCGGATGGTTTTTCTTCCGGAACAGGTACAAGTGACATTGGATCCATTGCGGAACTTATAAAAAATGCAGTGGGAGACATAACCATAGTCGTGCAAGCAGGAACAATTGAAATGGGACGTGCGGTTGTATCTGCCAACACAAGACTTAATCTTAGAACCGGAGGTGCGCAATTATGAAAATAGATGGAGTTACAATGCCGGTCATGAATTTAAAGGTAGGATGGGACGATATCGAGAACGAGCAAACAACAGAGGCAGGCACATCGTTTGTCGAAGTGATCCGCGCAAGCAAGAGAGTTTTAAATTTTAGCAGCAGTGGAATGTCCTGCGCTCAGATGGCAACTCTCTTGACTGCCATCCTCCGAAAAGCGGAGGTTGTAATTACTGAATTTCATGACCCGGAACTGAACGCAAACGGAACCGGAACATTTCGACCACGCACACCGACATCAGACCAAATACGGCGCAGAGACGGAACAGTAATTGGCTATGAAAATATCCAGTTTATAGCAAAAGAGGTGTAAGGGATGAAAAAACTATTAACGTATTTATTGATTGGAGTGATGATAATGTTAACGACCACGGCAGACTATAAGACAGCTATAAGCGCATCGAGTCGCGAATCGAGAATAACAGGCACATTGACATTATTGGACAGTACGGTAATAAATATAACAGATGAAGACATACTTACAGATAGCCTGTATATAGATGAAGCAATAGTACCTGGCGAAGATTTTGCAATCGGTTCTGCGATAGCTGCAGAGTGCGGTGTTAAGTTGATACTGCCAAATGATAACGTCGACGGCGCGGAGCTTAAGCTTAATTATGAAGTGGTAATAGACCACGATAATCCCGAAATCGGCGATACGTATGTTGGTGGCAAGGTTGCGTATATTCTTCAATCAGGAGACACCGGGTATGATGCTGATTACATAAAAGGAATTGTGCTCAACACCACGGACGAACCAAATGGACTGTATTGGACATTTTCTACTTCGACATTAATAAATACAACATCAGCAGCAATCGGAGAGGGAAACAACAATACAAATGAGACAATAACAGTAACCGGGGATGCGAATGGTGCAGTTTATAACTGTTGGAACAAGTCAGACGGTGGTTATACGGACTGGTATCTTCCGTCAAAGGATGAATTAAACAAAATATACCTTAATAGGGCATCCCTTGGTAGTTTTTCTGCAGACCCCTATTGGTCATCAACAGAAAACAACGCTACAACTGCGTGGGAACAAAGCATGTCAACCGGCGTGCAAACCGCAGTTGTTAAAAACGATAGTAATAACAACGCAAGAGCAGTTAGAAGTTTTTCCATACCTAAATGGAGCGAGAAAATACCTCTTGGTACTTACAATGTCTATGAATCGAAACGATTTGCAAAATATATAGACATTATTGCCTATGACAATATTTTAAAGTATGACCAAGCTCCTCTTGCGGAAGCTACTTCATATTTGCAATATCATACAAAGCTATTTGCTGATGTGGGGTATTCATGGACATGCGTATTGTTTGGAAATTATAGCAATGCCAGACTTACGATAAAATGCAATGTAACTGCCTTGACGGATTATATCAATGACTTAAGAGGGGTCACCGTTAATCTAACAACCAATACATCTGACAATCTTGAGATAAGTTTTGTTGAGGCAACAAAAGCAATTACAATAAAATTGGCAAATACTACTGCATCTAAAAACAATGGAGCAACGATTAATACGGCACTTGAAGCGCTTGGGGACGCATGGAGCGGAACAGGGACTCCAATGGAGAAACTGATTGGGAACATGGTTGCCTTTACTTATGACTATTCCTACGACAATGTCATGACCGGAGCTGGAGATTGGGACGGAAATGTTACCGGATCAAGCGAAACAGAACCCAAGTCTTTTTCCGGTGGAATAGCAATAACCGAAGCCGAAATCCTTGCATTTGTCAATTCCCATGATGTCTTATACGACAGCAACAAGCTAATACCATTGGACTTAAGAACAAGACTTAGATATGTAATGCAACTCATGGCGCTAAACACAAGGATGAGCAGGTACGATAACTTAGAATTATTGCCTGTGTCCGAGACTACTGTCAGCAGGACAATATACAAGTCCGAAAGAA